CAACACCTTTAGTGGTGCTATAAACTTTACCATCAGCAAAATCATAACGAGATTCACTGAATCCAAAATCATCATCAAGATCTATAAGTGCATCATCTGCATCATTAATTACATTAACTGCAGTTCCACTTGAGTGTTCTACTATAGCTGTGCCATCCTGACCTCTATTAACTAATAAAGTATTTCCGGTTATTTTACGAATATACATTGATTCAGAATCAATTTGAATATAAATTTTTTCCACAAGAGAAACTGCACTGGAAACATCAAACTCTGTAATATTTGGTGAAATATTTTCTGAAAGAACAGTTGTTACATCATTATTATAATCCTTTAATGCACGAGGCTCTGCGGTATATCTAAGTTCTCTAGAGGCATTAATTTTATCAGTATTAGAATAGTAGTCAACTTGAACTTTTTTAATTAAAACATCACTACCATTACCAATTGGGCCAAACAGATATGTTTTTGCAGTGAAATCTAAAGTATAAATTAGAATTCTTCTTGTTGTGAAATCTCCTTCATATTGATCGTCCATTGTAATTCTTTCAAGAATCATTGGAATATCTCTTTTTTCTCCGATGCTTGAAACTAAATCTACAGTTAAATTAAGATGTGGTTGAAAATATGGTAAAATTTGTTCTACAATTTGTAATGCATCCTCATTTAATTTAGACATAATTGAAAGTCTAATATTAATATTATATGGGACAGGCATAAAAGCTTTTGTTGTTTCATTTCCATCCAATGCTTTGAATGTTTGCATTGTACTGGATTTTCTACTTGAATCATATTGAATACCAGTCATTTCAAAAGCCATTCTAGGAAGAGTAATTGCAACTCTCTTTTTTAAATCTGGAACTTGTTCAATTCTCGCTAAAAACTTTTGTACTGGACCATATGCAATTGGTACAGTCAAGATACTAAAATCACTTCCTGCATTATCTTTATGTTTAATTTTAATATCATTGAAAAGTGTACCAAAAGACACAATGGTCTTTCTCAATATTTCGTGGTAAAAATAATTTGATATCATTACAAGTTAAATAGGAGTAATAATTATTTAGTATTCACCAAATGGGTTTCTCTGACTAAAATCAATAATGGAATCAGCTTCCGTTTCAATGGCAATATTTTGAGCAACAAGATCTAAGAACTCATTTGTTTGTACAGTTGATACCTTATAACTGCCGGCCACACCAACAATTGATTCTCCACGTTGGAATGTTCCATCAACAATTGATAGTTTAAGTATTCTACTTGAAGCATCCCAACTTTTAACATATCCAGTTGCACCAGATCTTGATCCTGTAACAACTTCATTGTAATCATAATCACCAAATGTTGTTGAAGTTGGATTTGTAAAACTAATAGAAGGAACTATTGTATATCCAGCACCTGCATTGGAGAATGCTACTAGACTTACTTGTCCTTTAATATTAATGAATGCTTCAGCCTTAGAATTATTGTTTGTTACCCCAACTCCAGTAATTTGAACTTTTGGTGTTGTAGTATATCCAACCCCACCAGAAGAAATACCAATTATCTTTAATACTCCGGTATTGATAACTGCAGTTGCAATTCCTCCTTGTCCGCCACCGCCAGATATCGTGACAACTGGTGGTTGAGTGTATCCAAATCCAGGATTAGTAATTAAGATGCGATCAATTGCAAGTTTTTGGTTAACTGATCTACTTGTCATAATAGCAACGGCTGTTGCGGTCAATCCTCCAACTCCTGCAGTAGAAATTGAAACATTTGGAGCAAAATTATATCCAAATCCATCATTAATTAAATCAATATATTGAACAGATTTTGAAGAAGCGTTTGTTGTTGCAAAACCCACTGAAGCCACTGCAGTTGTTGCTCCAGCACTTACCATTTGAATAGTATAAACATTTCCAAGGTCTTTAACTGATTCATTAACTTCAATGCCTGTAGGATCAACTTCGGATATATCAATAATTTCATCTTCATATTCAAATCTTTCGCATCTCAATTCATAAACATAAAGTTCATTTAATTGATAAAATGGTTTTTTATGTTCAACATATTTAATTTCAAATAAAGACTCATCAAGAGGAAACCAAATCAAATCTCCCTCTTGTGGTCTATATGCAACTTTTCTTTCATTTTGTGGCCACAGTTTTAATAAAGGTGAAATAAAATCATCATATCTTTCTTTTGAAATAACTAAATTTATTTCATCCTTAGATTGAACTCCGAATTTTGTTAGTAAGTCACCATTACCCGAAAATCCATCATAGTTCATTAGATAGGCTTCTATTCGGAAACTATCGTCAAACTTTGATGCAACCACTTCTTTAATAATTGTTTTTTCACCGACAATTTTCCTTGGCATGTATAGAATATCTTGTCCATACATTTTAAGTTGTTCGTTGATTAGATCTTGAATAAGTCTTTGCTCACTCGGAGATCCTTGTAAAAAATAAGAATTGAGTGGTGACATATTAGCCTATGAGATCTAATGGTGGTAATTCATATTCTTCTTTCAATTTTTGTTCTAACTTTTCTACTTCTGCAACTCCATCATCATATATTTGTCTTCCATTGAGTTGAACTCCACCAGGAAGTTGAACACCATTGAATTTAATCATATTTTGGCCCCACTGTTTTTTAATGAGTGCAGTAAGATACTTTTTTAACCACCAATCATTGTAAAGTTTTGGTGTATTAGCTGTATCAATTATTCTATAACAGTCAATAATAACATATTCATTTTCGCCCACTTGAGCCCAATCAATATCTAAGTATAATTTATGATTTTTTTTATTAAAACGAATTTGTGCAGATGGATTTAAAAGATAATCTAAATCTTCTAGATATCTTTTAACCATTGAATAATTTAAAAGATCCAATGCACCATAGTAATAAACATCATTTAAAAATAATTGGTACTTGATATTAAAAAGTCCATCAGATACTGTACTAGAATTTATCTTAAGAATATTATTAACACCAATAATAGAATCAGGCAAAGGTAAATAATTTACACCTTCTACGTAACTTAAAGATGTTAATCCAGCACCTACAATATTTGGAGAGGTTGTTGCAGTTCCTGCTACTATAGGTTGTGCTAAGGTAGTCTTAGTTGCAGGAGTAAGTTTATGTTTTAAAAATACACGATCAATACCATCATAGTGACGCTCATGAAAATATTGAATTGCATCATCAATTAAATTATCAATTTGATCGTCGTCTACGTTTATCTCTAAAACTGGCTTTCCTAGTTGTTTGAGGCAGTATTCTTTCAACTCCGCTCTACTAGATGGTTGCGCCATAAAAAAATACCCCTAGTCTTCTAAGGATATTTATAATTTATGTAATGATTTCTCCACCGGCATTCTTATATTCTTCTAAGTCTTTATTGAGTTGTTCCATAACCTCATCCCAAGTTGGCGCTGGTAATTCATGATTCCAATCTAAAAATTGAGTATTACTTAAAACGAATTTTGCTCCGGGTCTTAATTTTTTAATAGCAACATCAACCCCAAAGTTAAAATTTAATAAATCCATAAAATAACTCCTATCTTACATAAACTGCGTGCCCAAATAATCCCGCTGAAAAATCATTTTGAGCATTCCATATCGCTTGGCTTCTAGAATCTCCATGATTCCACCAGTGTCCATTTAATCTATGGTATCTTGGACCAGTAGTATAGATGCCTCCAAATCCTCCACCCCATTCGCCAGGGTTGCTATTATCTCTACCACATCCAATTTGAGATCCGTAATGCATTGTACTGGTATGGAATCCTCCAGTCCAATTAGATCCTGCAATACTTGAACCAGAATCGGACCTAATTTTAAATCCAACTTTAACTGTGCCACTAGCTCCCATTGCATTTGTATCACCTCTTACATCCAATTGTTGCAACCATCTATAGGGATCTCTGAATAAAACACTTGTTGCTACTTTTTCTGAAGATGTCATAATAGCATCTCTCATTCTTGCAAATCCTCCAGAGTGTCTCCACCCAACTCTTTTGTCTTGTTGTCCAGCTCTATTAGCAATTACCATTACATCTGTAAATGGAGAATACGCGTAGACTGGAGTAAAAGCATTGGTGTCTGTATTTGTTGCATTATTATCATTAAGTCCCAAATTATCAATTTGAGCTTTTGTACCGAAAGCCCAACCTCCCCAGTTTCCAACCAAAAATGCTCCACTAGCAAAATTACCTAATTCATTAGAAGTGTTTCTCAGAACCAACATCCATCCACCACCTTCTATATTCATATAACAATGAACTAAAAATGGTTCTACTGAAGCGGAAGGTTGAATCCAATATGAACCATTGAGAGAATTTGGATAATCTCTTAAAATTTGTTGTGCAGATTCTCCAGCAGTGTCAATTGTTTGTCCACTTTTTTTGTTGTGCATTATTGCCCATCTTTTTCCATTATTATATCTCACCACATTATAAGTAGAATCATATGCAATAGTACCCTCTTTTGCTGGTGGAAATGAATTAAATTCAAACTGAGGTAATTGAAGGCCTCCTCCATTCAGAATTACTTTGCCACTTTTGGAACCTATATTTATCTTATTACTAGTAACTTCTATAACATTCATTCCAGCAGAATCTGAAACATTAAATGGATTTGAATTGATTAAATCAGAATCAAGCGTCAGTAAGGTGTTAGAACCACTCTCTATATTTAAGGTTGCAGTTGAACTGTCAGGAATTTTTACAGATACCGTAGAATTTCCCGCTCCAGTAAGAGTAATATTTGGAACTCCGGATAAACTTCGGTTTGGAGTTATAACTATATTTTTATCTGAATTAGCCATTAGAGTCCAAACCTCCTTTTATGGGTATTAAAATTCTGAAGTATTTCCGCTTCAGATAAAGCCCTATCGTAAATCATGACATTGCCAAGTCTTCCATCTAAAAATTCATTTGTTCCTGGAGATCTTCCTATTGTAGTGCTATCTCCCATTGTTTTAAGTTGCCCTCCAGGTCCATTTGCACTAGCAAATAGAGAACCATCTTTATATATTCTTACAGTATTGTTATCATATGTTCCAACATAATTGTGCCACTCATTTAAGTTAGCATTTACAACTACTCCCACTGAAGTATTAGAAGAATTTTTAATAGCCCAATATAAACTTGTACCGTTATTTGCTCCACCAAAATAGTTTTCTCTTCCATATCTTAAATCAAATCCACCAGTTCTATCTGCAACTGTTCCATTAGTAACCACTCCTCTATAAACCACTGTTCCCCCTACATTGTATAACCATACAGAAACTGTTATCCCATTTGGATATTGGTATCCTTGCATAGAATTTGTCAGCAGTACTCCACTTGTATAGTCAAATAATAATACTCCACCATTATCCGAACTATATGTAACTCCACCAGATTTAAAAGCAGAATTATTTCCGCTTAAATCATTAAGTCCATAAAATGTAGCTCTTAGTTGGGCTTCTGTAAATGGAGTAAAAGTTGAAGAGGTTGTAAAAGTATGAATAGTATATCCACCAGCTTGAGTGACTGTTCCTCCATTGGCTTTTTGTGGACCTGGATATCGGACTACTACAACTCCAGACCCACCAATGCCTCCAGCTTTATAAAGATCAGCTCCACCACCTCCTCCACCACCTGTATTTGGCGCTCCATTCTGAGGAGTAGTTCCTGTATTGTGTGGACCATTTCCACCCCATCCACCTCCACCTAAACCACCGAGACCAAAAGCCCAGTCATAAGTATATCCTGGATAAACTCCAGCTCCACCACCGCCTCCATAATATCTTGGTAATCCGGAAATTGAAAATGCTAATCCGTTTCCTCCAGTATTTAAAGC